CGTAGTCGTAAATACGGGGGTTGGGTCAAGTGCGCCGCCAACGGTTTCTGGTGTTGATTCTGATGTCTCCGTCAAGCCGATAAGGTCATAACTGATTTTGACCGTATCTGTTCCAGAAGCATCAATGGAGTATCCACCCCAAGTAAGCCCCTTGAACATGACTGACTCGTTGCTCAAGTCCGTGTATTCCCGTTGGAGAGCAAAGGAGGATACCGTGTCGCCGTTCACCGCTTGGGGAAGCATAACGATGGTGAGGACTGCGGCCGCTTCACCCGACCCCAAGGCCTCGTCTACTGTAAAGATATTTGACCCCGTTACGGTGGCCACTTTGTGGAAGCCGTTGCTTGCGGCGTTAGCCGCACCTGAAATGTAGACCCATTGACCGACAACAGGGTTAGCGTCCCATGTCCCAGTGTTTAGCGTGTAACGTTGATTGGCTTGGTGGATGTAGCAAGCACCCCCACTCGCTATCGTTGTCGGACTGCCGCCGCTCCACAATGCTGAACCAATCGCCTTTGGCACAAAGTTTTGATGCTCTCCGTGATAGCGGAAATCAGCGTTGATTGACCCCGATACGCCCTTGTCCGTCAAGTGTAAGCCTGGCACATCCCTAGATGAGCGCATGGTGTCCGATGAGGCAAGCGTTAAGTCGCTCTTAAGGCTCTCAGAGAGAATCCCTAGTTCGAACCAAGCCGTTGTCCCGCCGTCCCCAAGGACGGTCTCATAATTGACCGAGAAGCGTGTCTTGTTGGAGTCAGCCATGATTAAACATCATCAGAACGGGCGATTCGCATAGTGATGCCTTCATTAGCATCGTAAAGTGCTTGCCAAGAGATATCAGCGATAATGTCTTGGTTTCTGCCACCTGCCACTCGCTGGGCATCCGTGAACTTCACCATCGGGAAGTCAAAGATAAACGCATGGCCTTTGGTGCTTGTGCCATCTGAAATACAGATAGACAAGGAGGTTTCTGTCTGGTTCAGGAACTTATCGTAAGCCGTTGAATCTTCAAAGTAGGCTTGCATTGAGCCAGTTACCTCAAAATCACCCTCATTAAAATCAAGTGCGCCAAGAGTGCCTAGCGCATATTTCTTGCGTAGGTTGTTGCCGACTTGGAACTGAAAGGAGGTGCAAGCGTAATCAGCCGCATTCTCTCGCACCCAAACAACACCTTCCGATGTCGTCATTGTTGGGTAAGTGACGGGGTCAGCATCGGTGTCGATAGCGTCAAGGCTTGCATCCGTGAGGGTGCTTTCTGAAAGCCCTGTGATGTCGAGGTTGAACTTGACCGTATCCGTGCCGCTTGCATCAAGGGAGAAGCCGCTAATGGCTTGACCGAGAAACCGTGCGTTAGCGTCAGCAATATCCGTGTATTGGCGTTGGATAACACAACTGTTGAAACTCGTGCCATTGACCACTTGGGGAAGCATTTTGATGGTGAGGACGGCGGTTTCGGTTGCCCCGATCGCCTCCTCCACCTCAAGCCAGTCGCTCTCACTATCCACGGCGGCGACTTTATGGAAACCGTTGCTTGCGGCGTTAGCCGCACCTGTGATATAAATCCATTGACCGACAACAGGGTCGTTATCGAAGTCGTTGCCGCCATGAGAGTATCGCTTAGGATAGCCGCCAGGGGCTATCAAAGTGCTTTCACCAGTCTGCACCGTTACATCCGACCCACTATCGCTCCATGCGCTAGACATCATGCTCCACTTGAGTTGATCACGGGCAAAGGCTTCCCAACTCAATTCACCGTTCAATGAGCCGCTTGTCCCCTTGTCCGTCAGGTTAAGTTCTGGAATGTCTCGGTAAGAGCGGATTTCGTCAGAGGTCGCAAGCGTCAGGTCGCTCTTAACGCTCTCGGATAGCAAACGGAGTTCGTAGTTCGTCCCCGTTGAACCGTTGCCGAAACTGGCTTCGAGTGCCATTGAAAGTTTAGTTCTGTTGCTGTCAGCCATGATTAGGTCTTGTTATGCGTCTTCTGTGAGGTAGGGACAAGACACATTGACTTGCCACCAAATGCCATCCCTGCCAATCGTAAGCACAGATGGGGTGCGGAAAAGAACTCGCGTTCCCGCGTAAGTGTGAACCGTTGAAAAGAAACCGTCTTTGATTTCGTCCGCTAGTTCAAGTGCAATCTTATCTCCTCTGTCGATGGGGACAAACACAGTCGCCAAAGCAATGCCCGTAGCACGGATGTCTACGCTACCGAGACCGTTCTGCTCCGATCCGCCGTCTAGCACATGAAAGGATACCCAAGGCTCATCGTCGCCGACCTCCCTGTCCCTGAATCGGGCGTTATCCCACGCCACTTGCTCAATGTCAATCAGGCTACTAGCATCAATTATCTCGCTGAACTTGTTGCGAATACAGTTGTGGACGCTACTAAAACTCATAGATTCGTCTCCAAGTCGTTCTTCGTGCGCTCAAGCATCTGGTAAGGGTTGCCCTGAAAAGTGCTAGTGCCGTTGTTCGCATGGGCCGCGTGCTTCGCTGAATTGCTGATATAGACAATCTCGCCTCTGGGGAAAGCCGCTTGTGTCGGCACTTTACCCGTAATCGTGGATAAAGGAACGGAAGCACCCTGCCACTCTGGATGTTGCCTCGTTTTGCTATAAACGCCGATTCTACGCATTGCTGGTGCGCCAGCCGTAACAAGCCAGTTCTTGCGCAAATACCCAGTATCTACGGGGCTGTAGTTCACCAATTTATACAAAGCCTGAACAACCACCTTTCTAGGGACTTGCCCTGCGGCGGCATCTGCAACATTGGCCTGCGTCCACTTGTCTATCTGCGCTGTGAAGAAATTGAGATTATCCATTGCGTTGCTCCACCATTAAATCATAAGCCGCTACCTGCTCACCAGAATAAATCTTCTTAATGCCCGTAACCTGCCATGTGTCCCCTAAAAGGGTCATTTTTAAGCCGTTACGCAGATAATCAGCCTCAAAAGTTGCATTAAGACCCTTTGCAGGAAGCGTTGTCCGCATTGCGCCCTCCTCAACAAGCCCACGAGCAAGAAGTTCAGCATGGAACTCGGCAGGGGGCGAAACCTTGTAGGCGTAGGTTGCTTCCACTCCTAGCGGCAAAGAGTCCGATGTCCACTCACCTGTGCTTGGGTCAAAGGCGGCTCGACCCTCCAAATAAAAGGTTGCCTCCGCTCCATAAAGGGCGATAGCGTCAAACGCCTTTCGGCGGAGCAGGGTGTCAAGCGTTGTCATGCGCCCTCAATCTTACCTTTAATTCGCAAGCCGCCAAGCCAACGCAAAGCATTTGTTACGCCCTCTCTAGGCGGTGCTTGCCCTTGAGCAAGGGACGGAGAAGCAAATCTACCTTGCGATAGCGTTTAATATTGCCTTTGCCGCCTAGGTATTCGGTGCTTGTCTTCACGCTACCGACCGAAACACTCTCCGCTGAAACATCACCAGCATTATCCAAATCTGGAATAATGCCAGTTGAATCACCAGAAGTAGAATCAGGGCCATCATCCGCTAAATGCCGCCACGCCATTTCAATAACAGCGTTTTGCACATTGTCGGGGATAATGTCGGTGGATATAGAGAACCCATCCAAGACAACGCCCGATCGTGGGAAAGCCAACGCTTGCGCTTCCGTGTATTTGCTTCCAATAAAGCGTCCACCGTAGAGCAATTCCACGCTTTGCGTAGCCTCTACGAGAACATCCTGCTTGTCAGCATCAGCAAGACCCGTCCATGCCGTATCGCTACGGACATAGTTTGCGATATAGGTATCCGCATCAGCAACCGAGACATAAGAAGTCGCAGTCGAGGAAGCCGAGCCATCTTCAACGACAAAGGTTGCACTCATCGCTCTAGGCTACGCCGTCTTCTGGCAAGTCTTCTGGCAAGCCCGCAGGTGCATCCTCCGCAGGAGCATCCTCTACAGGAGTATCAGGCAGAACCAATTGGGCGGCTACCCATTCGGCCTTCTTCAAGTAACCACGGCTCTCATAGTCGCCCAACTTGGACAGCTCGACAACAATGTTTCCCGCAGGGCCGCAAATGTTTACCAGTTCGCGTCCAATTTCATCTGTAAATGTATCAACCATGCTATTTATCCTTCTTCTTCTTTGACTTCTTCTTGGGTTCTGGCTTGGCTTGCTTATCTTCTACAACGACTACATCAGGATAGAGGTAGAGCATATTGTCCCAAACAGTAAGCACTTGACCAGACGGGGTTTTGACTTTGACTTTTTTCATGAGAGTAAAGGGGGCAGGATTACCCACCCCCTTAGTCTAGTGCCTAGCGACGCATACGCATTGCGAGTTTCGGATTGAGTGTCTTGAAACCGTAAAGGATGTCAAGAGCAACAATCGTTTCCGAAGCATCGCCATCGTAATACATACGCGAACGGAGGCTCAAGCCCGTAATTGGGTCTGAAACCGTTGCGACATTTGCGCCCAACTGGTTGCCGTTTTCAGGCAGAGGGGCCATAGCCAAAGCAAAAGCATTGCGGTGGAAAGCCAACTGCTCGGACTTAGCATCAATCGCTGTCAGGGCAACGGCAACATCTTCAAGAGCCGCAACGCGAATCTTAGAAGAAAGTGTCATTGTGCCTGCGCCTGCAACAAAAGTAATATCAGCCGCCAAGGTGTAAGCCTCATCAGCGATAGTAACGATTGTGCCTGCGTATTGAGTTTCGATTGTGCCGAAACCGTCTACTGCGATCGTGGTTGCGCCAACTGCAACATCAGCAGTCAAAGCACCTGCAACATCAGCACCGCCGGCGGTGGAGGATGCAACATTTTGGTTAGCAAACAACTCAAAGCCGAACTTTTGACCGAGAGAACCACGCACCTGCGAGGAAATGCCCAAGTCGCCAGCACCCTGCTGTTGAGTGAAAGCCGAAGAACTAAGAGCCTGTTGCTCACCTGTGCTGTCGAGCATCATGTGCATAAGCCCTGCGTCAAGCGGCACGGCGTTATCGAACATGGCTTTCCGAGCATTAGTGATGTCTGCAACAACATCAGAGCCAGCCCATGCGCTTTGATAAGCAACATCTTTCCAAAGCCCAACTAGAGCCAAGTCGATATTGTCTGCCAATGCGTAAGCGGCGGGGCGGATGTGGTCGTTGATTAGACGCTCACCAGTAAAGGCGAGTTCATCATCACGAAGACCGAACTTGACCGTTTTCCATTGATTGAGAACCAATGAGGTGGTTTCGGTTTCCAAGCCTTCCTTTGTGCCAGGTGCATTCTGGACGGTGAAGGTCTGTGGAGTGCGGATATTGATGGTATCGCCTTTGCCGAAAGAGCGGCGTTCCGCATCGTAGCCACGGTGGACGCGAGCGGCCATACCGAGAGCCTTTTCTAAGTGTTGCAACGCTTCATTAGCGTAAAAAATGGGGTTATAGTCACCCAAGACTGATGAGCCAACATTGACCATGATTAAACCCTCCTACGGGTTCGTATTTTAAGGAAAGCGGTGTTGGCTATTCGCCAAATTCACCGACTTGAAGGGTGCGTCCCGCCTTTTCTGCCGCATCTCTAGCGGCACGGTATTTCGCTGGGTCGTGAGCATCCTCCCAACTCAACTTCATACCGCTCCCTCCGCGTCCCGCAGAGGCTGAACCCGCAGAGCCACTTCCCGTTGCTCCACTTCCTGCAAAAGCAGGCGAAAAAGATTCTGCGTTCCGCATAGACTCAACCAGTTCGGCTATGCCCATGTTGTCCGTAGAACCCTGCTTCATGCTAACACGGGGAACTCCCTTGTCATCCACGACTTGCGCTACAAACTTGCCATCGACAAGTTCCATACGCGTTTGCCCCATAATGTGAGGCATCAACAGGTCAGCGTTGCCACCTGCCGATTGAAGGGCTTGCATAGCCACCGATTTAACAAGGTGTTGCTCCAATTGCGCTCTCATGTCCCCAGACTCGCCCATAATACGCGCCATTTCGCCCTGATGTTTGCCATGCAACTGCTTTTCTCTAGCCGCCATCTGCTCGGCTATCTTCTCGTCAGGTGTCCAGTTTGCGATTTCCTCAAACCGCGAGAGGGCATCCCGTGCCGCTTCTGCGTCGATCCCTTCATACTGCTTAGACAACGAACGAGCGTTTGTCCGCTCTTTAGCAAGGCTAGATTTCAGCCCTGCGACATCCTCAAGAGAGAATCCGTCCACGGGGGTTACATCTAAGTAGAATCGACCGTCTTTCTCGGTATATGCGGAGGCTAGGTCTTCCGACAAGCCATCCAATGAATCAAGGATTGCGTTTAACGCCATGTTTAACTTCCCGTTTTAATGGTGAATTGATGA